CGAACAGCGCATTGGCGAGCTGCTTGAGGGCCGAATTTTTCATGTCGTTGAGCTTGAGCATCAAACGACTGCACACCGCGATCGCGTCCTGCGTGACGAGCTGTTCGAGGCCGAGCGACGACACCGGGGTCGCCAGGGCGCAGAGATTGAACTCGGCGTTGACGGTGGCGGCGATGTCGGGCGGGATGTTGAACTGGCCGGACGGTCCGATCCACGAGGAATCGACGTATTGGCCGGTCTGCACCGGCTGCGTATAGGGCGAGACACCGCCGCTTGCCCGAATAGCGTTGCGCAACAGCAGGGCCAGCAAAGGATTCTGCCGATAGAGCAAAACCACGACCATTTGCGCGAAAACACGCCTTATGGTGGCTTGAAGCTCATTTCCAATGGGGCCGCTTGGGATCAGGCCCGCGCCCAAAAGAGCCATTTCTCAATCCTTTCAATGACTTAGAGCATCATGCCCCAAACGAAAGAATTCCACTTGAGGTTGACCGCTCTAGAACTCCCCGCTCCGTTCGCGCGCGGCATCCCGTTCCGCGGCGCCTAGGAGCTGATTGAATCCCCACTTTTCCGGGTCTTTGGAGATTTCCGCAAAGTCGCTGGATTTTTCGTGGTTCCAGAAGTGTTGCGACGTCGGCGTGGCCTCGGCGGTGCGGGGCTCCTTGGAGACCATCAGCAGCGCGCCGGCCTCATAGTCTCCGATGTTGCGCTCGATCATCATGTCTTCGAGCTTCTTCATTGCCTCATCGGTAAATTTATACTTCTTCTGAGTTGAGCCGCGCAACTCTTTGAATTTCTTGTCGTCGTCGTCAGAGGCGCGCTTGCGATCCTTTTCGTCGCTTTCGCGCTTGATCGCATCGAGCTTCTCATCGAACCGCTGCTCGAGGTCGTAACCCTCGATCTGGAGCTGCGGGTACGCCTTCTTGAGGAGCGCGCGGGCTTCCTTCCCCAGGGCCGGGTTGTTATAAATTGGCTCAACGAAATCAGCGACTTGCTTCCTGCCCACAAGGTGGGCGTATTCCTCATCCGAGATCGTGCGTGGCATGTTTGTGCCCTAATTGCTGTTCGACTTGCCCAGAACCCCCGATTGCAGCGGCACACCACCTTCGGGCTTCGGCACGCATTTCGGGATCGCGCCCCACTCGCTCACCTCGGATTGGGTGTCGACCTGCAGGATGGTCTTAGGCGGGGTCTCGGGCGGTGAGGCGATGGGTGGATCATAACTTCTGTTTTGTGCCATGATATCAATCACTTATCTTGAGGTAACCCATTCTGGTGCGGTTGGCAAGTTTCCACTTCCGTTGATATTCGGCGTAACAAATTGGACAAGAACCATTTTTGTTACGTTCTTCTTTGGGCGGAAGAGGGTGTCCATTTTTGCAGACATTGCCCTTGAAGCGCGGAAAGGGTTTACGCCGCTTCAGATTTTCGCTGTGAGTTTCGATAACGAGGTGACCGGGATTGACGCACCATTCGTGGCCACAGACATGGCTAATCTCCCGTCCTTTTGGAACTTCTTGCACGTTTGCCAATTCCCAAGCAACGGTCGCGGCTTTGCGTGTAAGTCTCTTTTGCGCCCGGAGGCGATAGGAAACGTAAGCATACCCACCTGTCCCGTGCTTGCCGAGCCACCTCCAGCATCCGTTTTCAGCTGGCTCCGATAGCCGATCCAAGATTGCGTCAGGGGACTCACGTTCATGGTATGCTCGCTTAGCCACGGCTCACTCCTACACAGTGGGTTTTTGGTTAGGCGCCCTGGGCGACGCGACTCGCCCTTGGCGCCGTCTATTTCACGCTCCTGGTAGCGGCGCGGACGGGGTTGGGATGCCGGCCATGGGCGATTGCGGCTCGGTGCCGCCGCCCTTGCCGCCCGGCATCTGCTGGTTCCGGCTCGACATGATCTTCTGCAGCAGGGCGTTCCGCACGACCGATTTCAGAAGATCGCCGAGATGGGTCTGCTGAGCCCCGGCCTCCGGCGCGCTCTGCGCCATGTGCTTGCCGATCGAGCCGAGCGACTTGTGGATGTCCTTCCACTGCGGCGTCCCGGCCGGGAACATCTGGAGGGCCTGGGTCAGGAGGCCGTGGGCCGTGGTCACGAGCTTCATGCCTTCGGCCATATTGCCGGGGCCGGGCGCCGTGATGGGTGACCCCATCTGCTGGCGTCCCAGCATGGCAAGGACCGGCCCTCCACCGGGGGGAGGACCGCCCGGGGCGTCGCCGCCTGGAGGCCCGGCGCCCGGAGGAGGTGCGCCACCGCCAGGATCTTCACCCGGAGGGCCGGTGTCTTCTTGGTCGAAAGCGAACGCCATACACAAGACCTAGTGGATGGCGCGGAAGGTAGTGCGATTTATTTCTTTCGTCCAGCGCGCTTGGCGCCCCCATGGGTGGGTATCCGCAGGACGTCCCGCAGCAATTCTTCCTGGTGCTGCTCCTTGGCCTGCTTGGATTGCTCCTTCTGGCGCTGCTTGAGGCGCGCCAGCAACAGCTCGGAACCGGGCGGATGCAGCATGTGGATCAGGTCTTCGGCATCGACCGCCCCGGCGCGCGCCAGCGCGATCGCGACCTGCCGGTTGTCCTCCGCGAAGGCCGGTGAGGCCGAGTGCGAATCGACCACGACTTGGAAGTTGTCGGGCAGGTCGTGGAGGGTGAACTCGATCTTGTTGTCGGCCGTGATGTAGATCGACGGGTCCATCGCCTGCATGATGCACAGGCTCAGGTATCCCGATTGCGCCAGTTGACGCTCAATCCGGGCGGCTTGGTCGATAAGACGCGGTGAAGAAGTTCTAACAAGTGTTTGCGCGTGAACTCCGGCTCGAACGCCGGGCTCGCCCTGCCCGCCCATAATCGGCGAAAAGCCTGCAGCCTCGTCGAACAGTTTGAACAGGAATTCCAGCTCTTCGAGATAGTTTTCCGGCGGCGGCTCCAAGAGCTTTTGCGATTTGGCGTTGGGGTTCGGGTCATTAATGAAGCCGCCCTCGTTGATGATCTTGAAGTATTCCTCGGTGGTGACCGAGGTGAAGCCGCTCAACACCTGGGGGGCGTTCACGTTGCGGTCCCACATCACCTTGAGGTCGCGCAGGCGTTTGCTGAGGATGTCCTGCAGCATCTGGATGTCGGCGATCAGCGAGCGGCCCCAGAAATAGCCCGGCGTGGTCTGGGCCTGGATCTTAGTGAACGGGTGGTGGCCCGGGATCTTCGACAGGTTGCGACGGGTGTGCTCGCCCTCGATGATGATGTTCGGGTAGACGAACTGGAGCGTGACCCAATCGCCCTTCGATTTCACCCACATCTCGACGTGCTTGACGGTCTGCAGAATGCGCCGGTTAGGCCGCCACGGCGTCGGCACCGGAAACACATTGACGATGCCGGCCGCCGACGGCTGCCCGCCGCCCTCGCCGACCGGGTGCAGCCCGCCGATCACCATCTGGTGAAAATATGTGGGTTTCTCTTCTTGGTCGTTGCGCGCCGGCTCGGTCTTGATTCGTTCAATGATTTCTTCGCACCGGGGATGACCTTCCGCCTCCAGCTTGGAGCGCAGCTTTGAAATAGTCGGATAGGAAATGTGAACGAAGGCCTCCTGCTCGTCGAGATCGAGGGTGGTTTCCGACAGCACGCCGAAATTAGTCGGATGGACCGGCGCGATGCGGAACGTCTCCTCGTGCGGGATGTGCTTGAGGAGCTGGCAACCGTTGATCAGGCTCCAGGTGGTGGCCTCCGAGAAGGTCACGTCGGAATCGGTCGAGCGATAGTCGGATGTCAGCTTCTCGCCGACCAACAAGGACCGCTCCAGCACGTTCTCGTCCTCGGAGGAGTCATAGACGACCGAGAAACGGACGTCGGTCGCCTGCATCAGAAAGCCGGCCAGCCGGTCGATGAAGGCCTTGGTCTTGTTGTAGATCGCGGCCCGCTGATCGGCGGTGCCCTGGTAATAATACTGCGAGGCGCGGGTGTAGACCATGTCGCGCTCGTCGGCCGAGGCCGTGCACTCGTCGGCGACGTCCTTGACCCATTCCTCAAGGATGTTGGTCTTCTCGGGGATGCGAAGCATTTCTAAGGTTCCTGGCGCGGCGATCGCAGCAACCGGTTTATCAGGTTTTCCAGATCGCGGATTTCCTGCGGGGTCGATATTCTCATCGGCCCCTGCGGCTGCGGTGCTTGCCGCAATCCGGCTCGTAAATTTCGCTCCCGCTCTGCGGATGACGGCTGAGGGCGCCTCACCATATCCTCTGTCAGGGCACGCAAATTCTGCTCTTGTTGACTGAGTGTTCGCGGTGGGGCCGCGGCGGCCCGCGCCTCCATCTCAGACCTGTCCTCTGCCAGCAACTGGGAATACGAGGGCCGCCCTGGCGCGCCAAATATGCGCTGCTCTCTCTTGGGAAGCGGGATGGGCGGCGCGCTGGCCGGGTTGGCCCGATAGCCGGCGATGTTCTCTTGGGCGATCCGCAGCAGCTCCTTGGACATTTCCGGGTCTTCGGGCGCGGGAGGAAATTTCTCCGGGTAGCGTTTCATCAGCCGGTCCACGCCGACTCTCGCCAGAGGGTCACCGGACAACGATTTGGAACCGCTTGTTCTGCCGCCCATTGCGGTCTTGATGTCGGCCCCGGGAAATTCCTGCATCCCGGCCCTTGCGATGTTGGCCAGCTCCTCATGCGTGAATGTATGAGTTTGCCGATTGAGCTGTTTGGCGTAATCCGAGACGCCCTCCTTGGGCAGCCGGTCGGGCGCGGCGTACAGGTCCACTTTCACGGTCTTCGGGTCTTTGAGGTAGGCGTTCTCGATGTCGGCGATGTACTTGTCTTCATGGTCCAGGACCGTGAAGTAGCCCGGCCGCGACGTCGGCAGGAACTTGAACATCCCCGGGGTGGCGGCTTCCCCGATGGCTTTCACCCCGCCTCCGAACGCGGCCCGCGCGGCTCCCACACCGCCGCCCAGGCCGAGAAGCTGCCAAGCGATCTGGGCTGCGGCTTGCGCGGATTGATCGGGGTGGACCTCTCCCGGCTGGGACATGGCCGTCTGGAAAAGGTTGTTCATCTGGTCATTGAAGCTTGCGACACCCTGTCCCAGAGTTGTCCCCATTTGTCCCAGGGTTGTCCCTACGCCCAGGAGGCCTTCCAGACCTTGCGGCGTCGGCCATTGTTGTTGGTGTTCCGCCGCCCTGGCGAACCCGAAGGGCGTCACCTGCGGCGGCGGCAGCCCGCGCGGCGGGGCTTGGGCTTGCTGATTCTGGCCAGCCAGATCGTCAAGATTTGGGTCGAGGGGCGGCATCCCACTTCAGGCTCCAGAAGTCTTCGATGTCTTTCATGGTCCATTTCGGGAGGCTGATGGCGATCTTCGACTTGCCGGTGATAAAGTTCAACATCTGCGGAAACAGAATCTTTCGATATGCGTCGTTCATTGTCGTCGCTTCTCCATGTCGGTCGTGTTGCGTTCCATGTATCCGTGAATCTGGTCGTAGCGCTGCTCGGCCTCATCCTCGCTTGCGTAGGACGGCCAGTTGTCGAGGCCGGCCGCCCTGGCGCGGCCGACGGCCGCGTCCGGCGGCACGACCTGATTATCCCAGACGGTTGGCAGCATGTAATGCCGTCCGCCGATCTCGAAGGTCGAGCCCAGGTAGGTGGAGGTTTGTCCGCCGGGCTGCTTGACGCCCCCGCGGCGCAAATTACCCAGATGATGCCGGAACATGTATTGCTCTTGCGGCGTCAGTCCCAGCTCCTTGAGCGCCGCTAGATAGTGCGGGTCCATCTCTTGCTGTTGCTGTTGCTGTTGCTGTTGCGCCAGTCCTTGCAGGGGTGGGTCCATAGCGAGCCTGTCACCATAGCTTGATCATCTTGCTGCGTTTGGAATTGGCGATCAGGTCGGGCTCGGCGCCGCTCGCAAGATTGGCCTGCAGCACGTCGAGCCCAGATCCATACTTCTTGCGGGATTGCCGGCCGACCGCGATCGCCTGCTCAAGCGCCGCGCTGGCGCCGTTCCAGGTGGAGGCTGCCGTTGCGGGCTTTTCGTCCTGATAGCGCACCGCCGGCGTGCCTTCCTGGCGCGTCTCGCGCTGGAAGTCGGCGGCGTGGTAATCGGTCGTGATGATGCTTTCCGCGATATCGGCGGCGCGTGTCGAGACACCGCCCGTGATGGCGAATGGTTTGAACTCCTGCACGGTGCGGGCAGCGCACATCGGACAGTCGGGCTCGCCTTCGTCCCACTGCTCGGCCGACAGCGTCATCTCGACCCAGTGGTTGCATGCCGGGCACGCGAAGGTTCTGACGATGGGCATTGCAATTACCTTATGTCGGGTCTGGGCACGCGATGGCGCGCTCGGTCAGGATGCGGTGGATGGCGGCTGAATTGCTCAGCACTTCTTTGGTCAAATTCTCCCGGTACATGGCCGATGAATTCAGGGCGTAGAAGATGAAGACCAGCAGTCCCAGATTGGCGACGATCATGCCCAACAGGGCAGGATTGCCGCTCATGGCCTTGATCAGGTCGCGGCTGGTTTGACCGGCTTCTTCCCCAAGGCCGGGATTCATGGCGCCGGAAACGCTACCGTCGCCACAAAGGTCCACGACGCCGACAGGCGCGGCGGCCCGGCCATCAGCCAGATATTGCCGGCGCGGTCGATGCCGGTGGTCCCGGTGATGACGCCCCCGACCGGCACGGTGGGGACCAGCGGCGTCGGCACGGGATTGTCGGCGGAGGCGGTGCTCCTCGGCGGTGGATCTGGATGCTTCGATGCCATCAGAATTTCTCCCGTCTGATGTGGGCCCAACTCTTGCCGGATCTTATCGTGCTGACATGGGATTGGGAAACACCGTATCTTGTGGCAATTTCGTGCTGAGTGCCAATAGCGTTTTGAATTTCTTGTACTTCCCGTGTGGTTAGCTTGGCTGACCCATGTCGCTCTCCGACAAGAAAGGTTCCGTGAATCAGTCTATCGGCCAAGTTTGATTTGTGGTTGTCGTATCTAAGATTGCAGAGGCGGTTGTCTTTTCTGTCAGCGCTGAGGTGGCAGACTTCCATTCCTTCAGGAGGCGGTCCGTGAAACGCAAGCATGACGAGCGTGTGGACCCTTTTTTCAAGATGACTGACAAGTAGGTATCCGCGCTTGTCGGGGGCTGGTCTTAAAATCTTACCTTTGAACAAGCGAATCCGTGCCTTACCCTTATAAATGTCGCTGATCTTTCGTTCTAAGGAACGAACACGACCCAGATCCGAAGCCTCGTAACCCTGAAAGCCCGGAATCGCCCGCCATTCCTCATTCATCAGAATTTCTCTCGTCGAATGTGCGCCTTTCTGTTGATATAGCTGATGTGTTCACTAAAGGCAAAAGATAAAAGTGTACCGGGATTTTGCGGCGGGCGCTCGCCCTTTACGCTCGCCCAGGTGACGCCCTTGGCGACCAGGGCGGGCCGGCGCCATTCGATATAGGCGTGATGCGCGAGCGTGGCGGCCGACACCAGATCGTCATTCTCGCCGGTATCCGGCCCAGCGCCGAGCCACCCTTCGTCCTCGATGATGGCCTGGAGCTGCGCCAGCAGCCGCGGCGATCGCAGCTCGATGGCGTTGGGCTTCATCAGCGAATCGCGCAGCTCGCTGTAAATCTGGTGCTTGTTGTCCTGGTTGGCCTTCCAGGCGATGATGTTGCCGGCCCCGCCCATGGTGTCCGGGCGCCGGTACAGGAACCAGCGCACCGATCCGATCATGTCGCGGATGCTCTGGCTTTCCGGCGAGCCCTGCAGGATGCCGCGCTCGGCGAGCTGGCGCAGGTTTCGCACTTCCGGCAGCACGGCCGCGCCGATGCCGCTCACTTCGAGGTTGGCGATGTGGTCCCGGTAGGCGCCCGCGAGATGCGCCAGCACCCAGGCGAGTTGGTACGTCAACGGACGATTGGTCTGGAACTCCGCCACCTGGACAACGCGATCCGAGTAGCAACGGAATACCTCGATGGCATGGTCGTTAGCTTCGCCGCCGCCGCCGCCCGACGGGTCAACGCCGATGACGTAGTAGCCGCCGGGCTCGGGCGGCTCCCAGATTTTGAGCATCGCCTCTTCGCGGTTGGCGACCTGCTCAAGGCGCGACGAGAGAAATTGTTCCTCGAAGATGTATTTATAGCCCTGATACGGCGGGGACGCCGGGCCGATGCTTTCGGCAATTTCCAGCGTTCGTTTGGCGGGAAAAAAGCCGCTGCCGGAAGCAATAAAACATTCACGCTCATGCCAGGGATAGTGGCGAAGCATGTACTCTTCAGCGCGGAATTCGGCTTCCCGCCGCCACCATGCGATCTGCTCCGGCTTGACAGTGACCTTGTAATGCTCCTTGACGTAGAGAGCCTTCGCCTTTTCCTCGTCAGAAATCTTATTATCCCAATAAATTTTAAAATCGGGATCGGTCTTCGGAATTGAATACGTCGGGTTAGCCCAAAAGCCGATGAAGATGAACCGCATATGGCGGTCCTGTTTCGCCTGTTGGCAATGATTGTAAAACCAATTGAATCCATT